GTCTACTATGCTGCTGCTTGGGCTGCTAGGGCTATCTCCTCTAAGTTCTCTCGGAGGGTCACGACAAGTCTAGATGGCTCTCTCAGTGCTAACTACAGTGACCTTGCCAAGCAGTATAAAGTCCTTGCTGATGACCTTGAGTATCAGGGTAAGACCTCTGGTGCTGTCATTGGTGTACTAGCTGGCGGTATCACCAAGTCTGGTATTCAGGCTGTTCGTTCTAACACCAATCGTATCGAAGGTTCCTTCCGTAGAGATCGCTTCAAGAACCCTCCAAGTTACGACACACCAGAGTATGAATGAGGAGCTAGAGCATGACCTTCCGCTCCTTTGACCTGTTTAATCTAGTGCGTGACTTTGGGGAAGACCTAATTCTGCGTAAGATTACCTCTGACGGTTCTTACGACCCCACCACAGGTTCTGTCAATGGGTCTGTCACAACGGACTACACTGTCCTTGGTTACTTCTACAACTACGAGACCCTCAACGTAGATCAGATACGCAAGGGGACACGCAAGTGTGTGATCTCAGCCCTATCTAATGTAGAGCCTGATGAAGACGACCAACTGCTAGGTAATGGGGATGCTGTATCCATTGTCTCTGTATCTACAATCTTTTCTGATGGTGTCGCTATCTGCTACATTTGTCATGTAAAGGAGTAGGCCATTGGAGTTTAGAACTAAGGTAAACAAGAAGTCGGTCTCAGGTAAACTAGATGCCGCTGCAAGTGAAATCGAGGGTGAGGTTAAGGATTACCTTAAACGCATAGCTGACTCACTAATAGGCGAAGACCCAAGAGAGGGCGGCATAGGCGCAGGCTCACCCGTCGATACAGGGGCTTATATCACGTCCCACAGTTTTCAACCTACTGGTGGTAGGGGTGGCCGCTCAAGGAGTTCTACCAATAAGCCCAAGAACCAAAGCTGGTCGCAAAAGGCTGAAGAGGCTAGGTCTAACTTGTATGCTGATATTGAAGCCGCTGACGTTACAGAGGAAAGGGCTGGCATTTTTAGAAACCGTGCGCCTCATGCGGCAGCGGTAGAAAGTAAACACCTCGTTTACGCAAAAGTAAAAGACAGGTTCAGGTAATGGCTAGTATCTATGATGACATTCGAGCTGCCCTTGAGGTTAAACTAGGTTCTATCACTGATGTCCCTTCTATCGGTTGGGAGAACTTACAGTTTAGTCCCACTACTGGTCAGCCTTACCTAAAACCCCGACTAATTCCCACTCGTAGAGAACCTGCTGTCCGTGGCATTAACCCACAGATGTATTACCAAGGCATCTTTAGAATTGAGTGTTATGTCCCTGAAGGTGTCGGTCCTGCCGCTGGTGACGATCTTGCCGACAAGATTATGGAAGCCTTTGAAGCCACGACAGACGTAAGTCAAGCTGGCACTATCGTATCCATCCGTTATGCCGAAAGAGAACAGGCAGAGATTGATGGACCCTTTTACATGATACCAGTTAATATCGGGTGGTATATTTATGCTTAGGGTTTGTAAAACTTGTTGCTTAGAGAAACCGTTAAATGAGTTCACCAAGAATAGTAGGTGTAATTACGGGGTGACGAACAAGTGCTTGAAATGTTCTGCTGAATACAGTTTGAAATATTACTACGATAACACTGAGTTGAGGGCAGAGGCTCAAAAGAAATCTGTGGCTAAGAGAAAATCTAAGGGCAAAGATGTAAATAAAGCTCAAAGAGAGTGGGCCAGAAGAAACCCACACTCAAAAAGGTTTCATGCGGCCCAGAGAAAAACTCATGTGAAGCAAGCAACCCCACCTTGGCTGACTGACAGTCAAAAGTCCCACATCAAAAGAACTTATAAGTTGGCACAGATAATCAAGGATGCCACAGGTGTAGACTACCATGTAGACCACATCGTTCCCTTACGTGGGAAAAACATCTGCGGTTTGCACATACCAGAAAACCTGCGGGTTTTAAGGGCTGACCTCAACTTATCCAAATCCAATATTTATAAATAATCCCCATAGGAGAAACAACATGGCCTTTGCACAGGGTTCGCGCTCCAGCTTGTCGTACATCGTAGAAGCTACGTTTGGCACTACACCCGCTGGTAACTTTACTAACATCCCTTTCAGCACTCACTCTTTGAACCTCACTAAAGACCGTGTAGCTGGTAACGACATCCAAGCTGACCGTATGCCTCGTGTGGACCGTCATGGTAACCGTCAAGTAGCAGGTGACATTGCTGTTGATCTTCGTGATGCTGACTATGACGACTTCCTTGAATCAGCTCTGCTTAACACTTTCTCGACTAACGCCCTGAAGGTTGGCGTTACCCCCAAGTTCTTCTCCATCGAAGACTATGCCGCTGACATTGACCAAGCCCGTGTGTTCACAGGTTGTTCGGTTTCTTCGATGGCTATTTCCCTCGCCCCCAACCAGATGGTTACGACTACTTTCTCGATGGTTGGTAAGGACATGACCATCAGTGGCACACAGAAGACACAGGACGCTGCCTCAGGCGCTGCTCCCTTCGATGCCTACTCTGGTGACATTGCTATCGGTAACGTGGCCTCTAGCTCCGCTGTAGCCATTGTGACGGGCCTTGACTTCACCTTGAACAACTCTTTCGCACCCACCTTCGTTATTGGTGACGACAGTGCGCCTTCTCTGGAATATGGTCGTGCGGAGATTGAGGGGACTATCACCGCATACTTCGAGAATGCAGCCCTGATTACTCGCTTCCTGAACGAGACTGAGAGCGAACTGGAAGTGTCTGTGAATGACCCAACTGGTGCTAACGCTTACACATTCCTGTTCCCCCGCATTAAGATTAACTCTGCTGACGTTGGTGTCGATGGCCCAACTAGCCGTATCATCAGCATGTCTTTCGTTGCTCTCTATGATGCAACTGAAGGCACAAACCTGAAGATCACACGTCCAGCAGTGTAAACAGATACCTAGCTGCTATAGCATCGGCCTCACGGCCTTAGGTAGGGGAGGCTCTGGTCGTCGGGTCTAGGGTCTCCCCATTTATACTACCCGATAAACCCCGACATAACCCACAAACAAAGGAAATCCCGATGGACCTTATGAACCTTAAGCCTACCAGTGACACTGTTGAAGTTAAACTGGTGCATCCCAATACTGGCGACCAACTGAAGAACGACGACAAGACTGATATGACTATCACTGTCTACGCAAGCCATTCCAAAGAGTATAAATCTGTAATGCACGAACAGACAAACAAGCGTCTGAAGGCTATGCAGTCAGGTAAGAATAAAGACTTTACCTCTCAGGATATGGAAGAAGCTACTCTTACGTTGCTCTCTAAGATTACAGCTAGTTGGGATATTACCTATGGTGGTGAGAAACCCAAACTTACTGTCGCTAAGGCTAGAGAATTATACGATCAGGTGTTCTGGATTAAAGATCAGATTGAGGGAGCGTTAGCTGACTCTCTGGATTTTACGAAAGCCTAACTTGTCAGTTATGTGAGTGGGCTGAACATCAGTTCAAACTCAACAGGCCTGATAAGGATGGCATTTCAGAACGAGAACATCTTGAACAAGTAGAGAGGCAGATTGGACGTAGACCTGAAGCATTGGAACCCCCGACAGATTTTCCACAGCTTATGTCTCACGTCTGGTCTGCCTTTATTACTTTAAGCAACAGCAGAACACAAGGCTTTTCTGGCCCCAACCCGATAACATACGAACAAATCAAAGCATGGAAAGAACTGACTGAGACGCCTGTAGAACCTCGTGAGATTGAGGCTATAAAGCGTGTTGATACAGTTTATATGAGGGTAGCGAATGGCTGACTTAGCAATTATTGTAGACACTAAATCACTTGTTGACGCTAAGAACAAACTCACTGCTTTTCAAAACCAGATGGGTAAGACTAACTCTGTCTTGGGGTTGAGCCGTGCGCTAGGTTCAGTTGAAAGAAACGTAGAAGAACTTATTAAGGCCCAAGCTAAGGGCCAACTTAGTTCTCGGTCTTTTCAGCAGGGTCTACTTGAGCAGAGAAAAGCCCTTGAAGCTATGGGTATGTCTTCGTACATGGCTAGGCAAAGGGTGGAGCAACTTGCTGCTGCACTGAGGAACCAACAGGCGGCTAGGGTTGCTGCTCAGGCTGCTGATGAGGCCGCAAGGGCCACTAAAAGGCTTGCTGATAGACAGTTGGAACTCCGTATGCGGTTCCAAGAGGGCTACGCTAATTTTACTCGTCAGCGTGAAGCTATGCGTAGTCTCAGGGAAGCCTACCGCTCTGGCATAATCACCCTACAGCAGTATGAAGCACAACTAGCTAGGATTAGAACAGCTAACCAAGGTAACGTAAGGGGAACTAATAACCTTGGTGTAGCCATGCAGCAGACGGGTTATCAGGTTGGTGACTTCATGGTGCAAATCCAAGGCGGGACAAACCCAATGGTTGCTTTTGGTCAGCAGGCTACTCAGCTTGTCGGGGTACTTTACTTGATGCCGCCAGCAATGCTAGCAGCTTCGAGATCTATCATGGGCCTTTCTGTCTCGGTAGGTTTTCTCGTGATGAGCCTTGGTATCATTATCCCTATTGCAACCGCTATTGGCGCATACTTTATGCGAATGAGGGATGCGGCGAAAGAAGCTGAAGGCGGGATTGACACATTAGAAGAACAGATGAAGTCTGCCAAGCAGGCGACAACTAGCCTGTCCGATGAGATAGAGCGCCTAAACATGGGCTTCAAGGACACGGCAGAACAAGCGTTTGCACGCGGGGTACGCGAGGCCGAAGCGGCAATACTGGCGGTTCAACGTAAACTTGATGACTTGGGTAGTGATGGCCCAGTTCGCGGTCAATCTAATACTGCTCGTCAATACAGAGAAGACTTGGCAGCGGCAAACGAGCTTCTTGCAGCCAGAAGAATTGACCTTAAGACTTATATAAAGATTCGGGCAGAGTTACAACGGATTAAAGAGCTTGAGGAAAAGCGCCTAGAATCCGTTAAACTGTTCTTTGAGTACGCACAGCGTGATGCAGACCTAGCTGATGAAAGAGAAGCTGGTGTCCGTCAAATACTCGATGCTGTTGACGCTGAGAAGAAGTCTATGTCTGACATTCTCGACCTTAACAGGTTGATCCTTCAGTTTGGAAAAGACTCTGCACAGGTTAAGGCAAAAGAAGCTGCGATTGCAAGGGAGCAATACAGGCTTGAGCTAATTAACGCCGAGATTAAGGGCAACCACTTAATTGATGCTATGGCCCTGTACGATGCTAATGTGGGCGTAACGAATGCAATTTCCGACTCTGAGCAAAAAGCAAAAGGTTTAGCTGAGGCTTTAAAAGATGCAGCTTCGGCAATGTCTAGCCTTTCATCTTTTGGTGACAGTTTAGATAAAGCTCTCGCGGTATCTCTGGCAAAAGTACAAGCCCTTAAGTCTGGGGTTGATGCTACCATTGCTGGTTCTATTGCAGGGATGAGGGTGGACTTAAATGCCCGTATGCAAGCTGCAAAAGAATCTGGGGTAGACTCTGGCATTGTTGAAAGAATGTTTGGTGGCGCTAGAGGTAAAATATCTGAGATTGAAGCCTCTGAAACAGAGAGAAAGGGGCTTGAAGAAGCCAACAGGGGATCTAATAAAAAAGGTCCGACACCTGAAACTGGTCAAGAAGCTCTCGACAAGTTGGTGCGACAGACAGAGAGTAGACGTAGGCTGGTTGACCTGACTGAGGAACAAGCACGTTACGAAGAGCTGCTGTTCAAAATTCAGGAGACTAGTGCTGGTAAGCGTGACCCCCTGTCTCAAAAAGAACTTGAAGCCGCAGCTAAGAAAATCTACCTCATAGAAGAACAAACTCGCGTTATTGAAGAGCAGAATAAAGTACAGGAAGCTCTTGCAAGCACCATAGAAAACTCTATGGAAAATGCTTTCATGTCGATGGTTGATGGTACTAAGAAAGCTAAAGACGCCTTTAGGGATATGGCTGCTGACATCATCAAAGAACTCTACAGAGTGCTTGTCGTCCAACAGATGGTGGGTAGCTTTAAGACAGGTGGTGGTGGTATCTTAGGTGCCATTGCACCTATCTTCGGTAAAGCATCTGGTGGGACAGTAATGTCTAACACCCCTTACTTAGTTGGTGAGAAGGGTCCAGAGGTTATCGTACCTCAGAACCGTGGTCATGTTATGAACGCTGACCTGACAGCTAAGGCTATGGGTAATGGTGGTGGTGAAGTTACTATCGTGCAGAACTTCAATTTCCAAGCCAATGGTGACGACAGTGTAAAGAGGATTATCGCACAAGCTGCACCTCAGATCGCACAGATGACCAAGAAGTCTATGATTGATGATCGTCGTCGTGGTGGACAAATGAAAGCTACTTTCGGGTAATAGG